TCGACCGTGTGCAGCTTCGGCCCAGGCATGCCGGCGCAATCCTGGAGGTCAGCCGGAATATGCTTCAGCAGTCCACGCCTGACATCGAGGCAGTCATCAGAGATGATCTTGCCCAGGTCCTGGCGCGCGCCGTGGACAGTGCGGCGCTGGTGGGACCGGCAGGCAACGCAATTGAGCCGATGGGCATCATCTACAATCCCGACGTATCCGTGGTGGCTGGTGCTGCGCCAACGTATGACCAGTTGGTGGACATCACGACCGCGCCGGCGACCTTGAACGCGCTTGCCGGTTCACTCGGTTGGGCAAGCAACATGGCAGTGCGCGGCGCGCTGCTGAAGCTGAAAGATGGCATGCAAAGGCCCTACGGTCTTGACGTATTGGGGCAAGGCTACCCGTTCGGCTTCACCAACTTGGCGACTGATTCAACCAACACCGACCCGCTGATCTTTGGCAACTTCAACGACATGATCTTGGGCATGTGGTCCGAGATTGACTTGCTGGTGAACCCCTACGGTGATGCAGCCTTCAGCAAGGGCAACGTCCAGCTACGCGGCGCGCTGACCATGGATGTTGCGCTTCGCCATCCCGAGTCGTTTGCATGGTGCCCGCTGACATTGACGGTTGGGCCGTGATCGAGGTTGAACGGCGCGCGCTGGCCGGTGAGCTTCGCGCAGATACGGCGGGCCGGAAGTTGTGCGGATACGCGGCGGTCTTCAGCCAGGACACGCGCATAGGTTCCTTTACTGAGCGCATAGCAGCCGGCGCATTCCGTGCCTCGCTGTCAGCCGGCAGTGATGTCCTGGCGCTGGCTGACCATGATCCGGCAAGACTGCTGGCCCGCACGCGATCAGGCACCCTACGGCTCGCGGAAGATGCGCGCGGATTGGCGTTTGACCTGGACGTGCCAGACACGCAACTGGGCCATGACATCCTGGCCCTTGCCCAGCGCGGCGACCTGGGCGGCGCGTCCATTGGTTTCCGTGTGGTGGATGATCACTGGTCAGCAGCAGACCGGCGTGAGCTTCGCGCGGTGGAGTTGGTGGAGGTGTCGATAGTGCAAGCCTTCCCGGCGTATCCGCAGACCAGTGTGGTTGCACGTTCATGGGCCACCAGGACCATGACGCCGGCTGCGCGCCGCCGGTTGATTGATACGCTGTGATGCAGCACCGCGCACTGATGCGCGTTGTCGAAGCGCAACAAGCGCGCTCACATGCGCGTTGTCGAAGCGGAACATCATCTAGACAACCGCTCATTGTGAGCGTTGTCGAAGCGGAACAGCGCGCCAACGATGCGCGCTGGTCAGCATTGCTGTCCTTTTGGCGCGACGATGGCGATAACAAACCTGACCACGGTGAGCAGGTTTGTTATCCCAGATGCGCGTCTCAGGTCCTGCTAGTGGGCAATGGCACAGCCCAGGCGTCACAAACACGACGAGAGACGCCATGGCGGAAGCCGCTTCATGGCGTTTTCGGCAAATTCAATGAGAAGGTGGTGGAAGGGGCCGCGCGGCACCCCTTCCCGTTGCGTTGCGTTGTCAGTGCGCGGCGTGGCCCCTTGCCCTTGCCCCTTGCCTTGCGCTTTTGGCGCGTTGCGTTTGGCGTTGGCGTTGAACCATGGCGGCGCAAACCGGACTCGATCACTGGTCGCCTGACCTGTCAATCCCACTGATGGACAACCTACATCATGCCGATCCTTGATCGCATCGCGCGCCGGCTTGGGTATCAGCGCAAGCCAGAAGACGCGCCAGAGACGCGGGACATGTCAGGCTTCGGCCCACCATTCGCTGGCTCGTTCATGTCTGCGCCTTACTATGGCGGGCGCAGTGGCGCCGAAAATGTCGCCACGGTCTGCGCGTGCATTGATGTAATCTCCAGCGCGCTTGCCAGTCTTCCAGCCTGTATCTACGAACGGATGGATGACGGCAACCGCGTGGATGTCACTGCCACGCATCCGGTTGGGCGCGTGCTGCGCCAGCCGAATGACCTGCAATCGTGGCCCGACCTTGTGAAGTTTTTCATGGGATCAACCTTGCTCTACGGCAACGCGCTGTTGACCATCGAGCGTGACGGTGCCGGCCAGCCGGTTGCGCTCAATCCTTTGCCCTGGTGGAACGCGCAGCCGATCCTGGTGCCGGCATCACCAACCGAGGCAATGGGTCCGCTTGCACCATCTGCAAGGCTGGCATTCGACACGCTGCGGATCATCGCGCCATGGGGCGGCACCGGAACACCCAGAAGATACTTTGCGGATGAGGTGTTCTATCTGCGGGACAGATCCGACACAGGCGTGCTCGGGTCTTCCAGGTTGTCACGCGCGCCGATGGTCTTGCAGCAGGCATTGAGCGTGCAGGAATTCGCGACCTATTTGTGGAACAATGCAGGCACCAGCAATGTCGCGCTGGAGCATCCTGGCAAGTTGTCGAAGGAAGCCGCAGACCGGCTGGCGCAGACCTTCCGTGATACGCACGTCGGCCCGCTGAATGCGCGCAAGCCGATGGTCCTGGAGGAAGGCATGAAGGCGAACGCGCTCCTGGTCAGTCCTGAAGACGCCCAGGTGCTTGAAAGCCGCAAGTTCGCGGTGAGTGAAATCGCGCGGCTGTATGGCGTTCCGCCGCCGCTGATCGGTGATTGGTCGGATGCAACATTCTCGAACACGAGCAGCGCAAATTCATGGTTCGGCACGCAGACCTTGTTGCCATGGTGCCGTGCAATCGAGGCAGAATTCGCCCGCAGCGTCTTCAATGATCCGGCAAGGTTTCATCTGGAACTAGACCTATCGGCCATGCTGCGCGGCGACTTCAGCACGCAGGCGCAGGTGGGGATCAATCTGGTTCGTGCCGGCGTATGCACGCCGAACGAGCTACGCGAGCAGTTGGGACTCAACCCCATGCCGGAAGGCAACAAGCTCCAGGCGCAGGCGGTTGGGGGCCGTCCAGGCGGGACCGGCGATGGTGAGGGTGGTGACCTGCCGGCCCCAGGTGACGGTATCCGTCCAGGTCGACGGCTGGCGGCGGCGGCATGAAGCAAACCCTGGCAAGTTTGCGCAGGCTTGACGCGGCAACGGCGCGCACTGGTAAAGCCTGGGCAAGTTTGGTGGAGCTTGCCCGATGGATGACATGCTTTCGCTCGGCACCGAAGTCGCGCCCTGGCAGATCAAGGATTTTTCCGTGTCACTGCGCCAGCAGATCACGCAGGCGGCGCGGCGGCAGGGCTGCACCCTGGCGGAATGGCTGCATGGATACTTCCAGCGGCACGGCATCGACGGTCAGCAGTTTGCCCCGGTCAACCTTGCCTTGGTTGGACCTGATCGTGTCCCGGTTGGACCTGACCGGCAGATGAACGGCTCGACCGGCTCCCCTTCGATTGAAGACCTGTGCCGGCTGACTGAGGCAGCCGCCAAGCTGGCGGGTGCCCAGGGGGGCAAGCTGCCGCGTGGTGTGCCCGTCCTGCTGTCCAGGCGGCTGCGGGATGCACTCAGCACGCCGGAAGAACTGGCGCAGCCGCCGAAGCCGCAGCCGGCGCATCTGAAGCCCAAGCAGGTTGCCGGCCAGGAGGCGAAGCAGATTACCGGCCCCCAGGCACCAGATGATGCCGCCGCGTAGCTGGGTCCTGGCCGGCCTCCAGGCTTCGCTACAGGGCCTCCAGGTCCTGGCCGGCCATGGCTGGGCCTGTGGACGGCTGGCAGGGCCTCCAGGCCGGTCCCAGGCCGGTTTTCGGCGTCCTTTGGAGAGAATCCGGCAGGCTTGGTAGGGCCTTTCCTTTCCGGCGCAGCCTTCCAGGCGAAATCCATGGACAGGCTGGCCGGAAAAGGGTGGCGGCACGCGGAGAACGTGCCGCCGGTAATCGACGCGGTATGGGCCGCGTCCAGGACCTTGTGACACGGCAAATCGAGCCGCAGCAAGACATCCCGGCGCTCCCCTCCCGCCACAGAATGGAAGGGGTTTCCACGATGGCCATTTCGGTGACGACAGACGGCAATCTGAGGCATGGACCTGCCAAGCTCGGCGCGCGTTCATGCAAGGTTACGCTGCTGCTTGATCCGGCTGCGGTCCTGGCAGCATTGAAACAGCATGCCCAGGCAGCCGGGGACCGGGTTGCGGTTGTGGTCCAGGTCGACGGGCGCAGCCTGACGGCATCCATCAATGCCAAGTCGGTCAGGAAGACCGTCAGCGCGATCCGTGATCAGGGGCCGGATGGGGTTGCGGTGATCATCCAGGGCCGGCTGATGGATGACAATTCCATTGCGGAATGCGGACTCGTGGCGCAGCCGAAGATACGCAAGCCGGAAGCTGCCGCCGCCGCGTGACAAATCCCACCAAGGATGGACTGCCTGACTGCAAATCCCACCAAGGATGACTGCTGACTGACTGCTGCTGCCTGACTGCTGAGACAGGCGCGGGCGTCCCGGCCAGGACGCCCGCCGCAGTCTCGGATTTTCCCACGCCTCGCAAAAAACGAAAGGAACATCCACCGATGCAATGTCTGCATCAAGCACTGCCAACATATCGCGCCGCGACGCACGAATTGCAACAGCCTATTCAGCCGGGAAGGCCCCGGCCATGAGCGGCGGCGAGCAGTCTACAACCGGACGCAACGGCACATACAATGCCAATGAGGCAACCGCCAGGGCGCGCAAGCCGCCCCCCAGGTCCGCAGAGGTGGATCAATCATCCTGGCCTGACTGGCTGACCGCTGTATGGGCCAAGCTCGATGCAAACACGCATGCCCGGTTCAGTGGTCCGTGGACCGCGCCTGACCTTGATCACCGCATGCAGACCTTGCTTTGCGTCAAAGCGTTGCGCCTGCATGGTCTGACACTGCCGCAGATGATCGAGGCTGCCGGTCTGTTTCCAGCCGGCTTCGGCAAGCTGGTCACGTATCGCAACCTGATCACCGGGCTATGGGCTGATGAAGAAGCCCAGGAAGAAGTCGAGCGGGCGAAACAGGGCCGGCATCGTGCGCAGGTCCGCGACCTTGCGGCGCGCATCTATGATCCGTGGGAAGACCCGAAGCCTAAGCCGTGGCCTGACGGCATCCTGGCGCGCGCATTCGAGGAAACCATTGCGGAAATCGCGCTGCGTGACAGCGTGGATATGGGCGCGCAGGCGATGGCTTACCTTGCAGCGGCATCCGGCGCAGCACCAAAAGACGCGCTATTCACACCCTACGCGCATGGTGGATGGACCGTGCGCCCGAATATCTGGGTGATGGTTGTGGCTGAAAGCGGTATGCGCAAGACGCCGCTATTGAGCAACGCATTCCCCGCGCTCAAGCGGATCAATGCTGAACGGTATCGTGCCCATGAACATGATCTGAAGCGATACCTGTCATTGACCGGCGAGGCGCGCGCGCAAGCCCAAAGACCGGAAGAACCGCACAGCCTGATCGTTGACGACATCACGGTTGAAGGCTTGCAGGAGGTGTTGCGCAGCAATCCACGTGGGACGCTGATGCTGAAGGAAGAAGTCGTCGGCATGTTTGACTTCGGGCGCTACCGCAAAGGCAGTGATGGCGTGGCGTCACGTGGCTTCCTGTTGAACACCCATGACGGCGGATCAACCTACGTGCACCGGAAGTCTGGCGGCGGCGTGCTGATACCAAATGCTGCAATGACGGTGTTTGGCTGCACGCAGCCTGCACGGCTTGGCCAATTCAAGAACCTGGATGAAGACGGATTATTGCAGCGGTTCCTGATCGTGCTGGCCACGCGCGGCGCTGGCAGTCGCGAGGGCCTTGTGGTGAAGGGACAGGACAAGCTCGACCAGATGATTGAACGGCTGGTGACGTTCGGCGCGTTCAGCTACCGCACCACACCAGAGGGCGGGAAGCTGATCCGGCAGACCGAGGCGACGGGACGCCAATGGGAGGAAGCGTCGGACTACGGCCTTGGCTTTCCGGCATTCGTCCGCAAGCTGCACGGCACCCACGCGCGGCTGGCTCTCGTCTTGCATCTGATGGAGACGCCCGAGGATGAAGTTATCCCGGATGCTGTGATCGAGCGCGCTGGCCGGCTGGTCCTCCAGTATCTGCTTCCCCATGCCCTGGCGTTTTATTCCGTGCTGCCTGATGGCGGGCTGGCCCTTACCCGCAACATTGCCGGCTGGCTGCTGACCAAGGCTCCAGACAGGTTCACCACTGCGCACCTCATACGCGGCGTCAGACCCTGCCGGGGAATGATCCTGAAGCAGATTCAGGAAGCACTCGATCCGTTGCGGACGGGCGGCTGGATCGAGCCGGAAAGCGCCTTTCCAGACAACCATGCCTGGACCCTGACAGCCGGCCTCCGGGAGGCGTTTGCGGACCGCACGGCGGCTGAGACGGAACGCCGCGCAACCCTACGCGCCCTGATGCAGGCGGCGGCATGTTGACGATGTTGATGAGAATGAAGGTTCTATTATTGGGGGAAAGCTATTGAAATATATAGATTGGCTTACTTCCTGGCGCGCATATCAACATTGTCAACATTGGCCACCGGATGAACCGGCTGCCTGACGGCGTGCTGGAGCGGCTGATCAAGCTGGCCGGCATGATGACGTCGCCCTTCGACAATGAGCGGGCGGTTGCGGCTGCCAAGGCTGCGGACCTGCTGAAGCGTCACGGTCTGACCTGGGCGGATGTCCTGGCCGGTCAGCAGCCGGCACCGCTGCGACCTGGGCGGCATTGGCGGACCTGCATCAGTGACTGCCTGACGCGCCCCGGCCTCTCGGCATGGGAACGTGAGTTCCTGACCACGCTGCGGAACTGGCGCGGTGAGCCGACGCCGAAGCAGCGGGCAAGGCTGACGGCAATTTGCGAAGCAGTCGGCGTGCCTCCACCATCCGTCCGATAAGCTGTGGTTGCGGACGTGACAGATGCACCAATGACCAGGAAAGGACCGCCACCATGCCTGAACTGACGCCCGAGATGGTCCGCGCCATGGATCAGTGTTCCGTTGCAACGCTGATCTCGCTGCGCCGGCTTTATCCGGTTGAAGCTGACTGGCTCTTCGCCGCGCTCGTGGCGCGCAACTTCATCGACATGGTGCAGGATAATCCGGCCATGCTGGATAGCATCATCGACACGTTCAACAGCGCGGTTGATGCGCCTGTGCAGTTGGTGCGCCGGTCGCAGTGATGATCAGCCAGCCGGCTTGTCCTGGCCGGCGTTCACCACGTCGTCTTCGTAGAGCAGGTCCGCGCGGGTGACGCGCAGCGTCGTGACATCCGCCACCGGCTTCCGGCGCGGCGCAGCAGGCGGCAACGGTTCACCAGCCGGCCAGAAGCGGCGCAAGGCTTCCTGCCGGTCCCCATGGCGGCAGGGCCGGAAGGTTCCTTCCAGCAGATGCATCAGGGTTGGCTTGCGGCGTGCCATGGCAGGTCCCTTCCTGGCTGTGGCTGAACTAGTCGATACGATGGCGCAAATCATGCCGAAAAATTCGTCCGTTTTGACCGATTTATTCGGCCCACCGTTTCACCTTGCAACGATCCACCGGCTGGCCGGCCTTGCAATGGCGGCGGTGGAATCGGCTGAACCGCAATCTTAAAAATCCGACTGGGGGGCGGTCAGCAGATCGCCAGGCAATCGTGATCCTGAACAGGGGGGCCATCGCGCCCCGCTGGATGGCAT